ATCGATGATCCCCACTCGGAACAGGAAGCGAGATTAGCGCAGGGGGATCCTAGCGTATTTGATAGTGTGTACGAATGGTATACGTCAGGTCCGCGTCAGCGTTTACAGCCGGGCGGGGCGATTGTGATTGTGATGACGCGGTGGTCGGACAAGGATCTGACTGGCCGGGTGATAAAGAGTGATAGTACGGATTGGGAAGTGATAGAGCTGCCGGCGATTTTGCCGTCCGGGGCTTCTTTATGGCCAGAATTCTGGGCGCTGGAGGAGTTGGAGGCGTTAAAAGAAGAACTGCCGCCGTATAAATGGAACGCGCAGTATCAGCAAAAGCCTACCGGGGAAGAGGGGGCGTTAGTAAAGCGGGACTGGTGGCGTAGGTGGGAGCGGGAAAGGCCGCCGGCGTGTGAATTTATCATTCAGAGTTGGGATACAGCGTACTCAAAGAGCCAGCGGGCAGATTACTCTGCATGTACGACATGGGGTGTATTTCATTTGAACGAAGATCCGAACGATGTGAACATCATTTTGCTGGATGCGTGGAAGGAAAAGGTAGAGTTTCCTGATTTGAAGGCGGCGGCGAAGCAGTTTTATGATGAATGGCAGCCTGATTCTTGCATTATTGAAGCAAAAGCGGCGGGTGCGCCGTTGATTTATGAGCTAAGACGCATGGGTGTGATGGTCCAGGACTACACACCGACGCGGGGAAATGACAAGTTTGTGCGTTTGAACAGCGTTACAGACCTATTTTCTTCCGGTAAAGTGTGGGCGCCCGAAACGAGGTGGGCGGACGAGGTGATAGAAGAGATGGCGCGGTTCCCGAACGCGGAACATGACGATTTAGTGGACTCCAGTGTGCAGGCTTTGATGCGATTCCGCCAAGGCGGGTTCCTGCGGTTAGACACTGATGAACAAGATGACGAAATAGGCTTCCGGCGTAAGCGAAGCTACTACTGAGGATAGACCATGGCAACGAATTTTGACAAAGCTCTGTACCAAGCGCCTGTTGGATTGGAGGCGATAGCCCAGGAAGAGCCGGAATTTGAGATTGAGATCGAGGATCCTGAGTCGGTAAGGATTGGGATGGGCGGGCTGGAGATTGAGATTGAGCCGGATGAGCCGGAAGATGATGATTTCAATTCCAACTTGGCCGAATCGCTGCCGGAAGACGTGCTGCAAGAGATAGCGGCGGATCTGATCTCTGATTTTGACGATGATATCGGCAGCCGGAAGGACTGGATGCAGACGTATGTCGATGGTCTAGAGCTTTTGGGGATGAAAATTGAAGAACGTTCCGAACCGTGGGAAGGTGCTTGCGGGGTATACCACCCCCTCCTTTCGGAAGCCTTGGTTAAGTTCCAGTCTGAGACGATCATGGAAACTTTCCCTGCCGCTGGGCCGGTTAAAACCAAGATCATTGGCAAAGAAACGCCCGCGAAGAAAGAAGCCAGCGAGCGGGTTCGGGATGATATGAACTATCAGCTCACTGAGGTCATGGTTGAGTACCGGCCTGAACATGAGCGTATGTTGTGGGGCTTGGGTTTGTCGGGTAACGGGTTCAAGAAGGTGTACTTTGACCCGGCGGTGGACCGGCAGGTATCTATATATGTACCGGCTGAAGATGTGGTGGTGCCATACGGGGCGAGCAACCTGGAAACAGCGCCGCGTGTGACGCATGTCATGAGAAAGACCAAGAATGACCTGCGGAAGTTGATGGTAGGTGGGTTTTATCGGGATATTGATCTTCCAGAGCCAGAGAATGTGCTGGACGATATAGAGAAAAAGATAGCCGAGAAGATGGGTTTTCGGGCTACGACGGACGATCGGTACAAGCTTCTGGAAATGCAGGTGTATTTAGACCTGCCTGGCTATGAGGACAAAGACGATGGTGGAGAAGAAACGGGGATTGGCCTACCGTATATCGTTACTATGGAAAGGACTTCGCAAGAGGTACTGGCTATACGGCGTAACTGGCATCCTGAGGATGAGACGAAGCAGAAACGAAGCCACTTTGTCCACTATCCCTACATACCGGGGTTTGGATTCTATGCGTTTGGCCTCATACATCTTATTGGGGCTTTCGCTAAGTCTGGCACTAGCATCATTCGTCAGCTCGTGGACGCCGGTACGTTATCCAACCTACCTGGCGGACTTAAGACCAAAGGGATGCGAGTCAAAGGCGATGATACCCCGATTGCACCGGGAGAGTTTCGAGATGTGGACGTTGCGGCAGGAACGATTCGAGACAATATCTTGCCTCTTCCCTATAAGGAGCCAAGTCAAGTTCTCTTGACCCTGATGAATCAGATCGTTGAGGAAGGTAGACGTTTTGCCTCGGCGGCTGATCTGAAAGTGGCGGACATGTCTTCCAACTCACCGGTTGGAACGACGCTAGCTATCCTCGAGCGCACCCTGAAAGTCATGTCTGCGGTGCAGGCGCGTATGCACTACGCGATGAAGCAGGAATTAAAGCTGCTGAAAGAGATCATCCGTGACTACACCCCTGAAGAGTACAGCTACGAACCGGTAGAAGGTACGCGCCGGGCGAAGCAGTCTGACTACGATCAGGTGGATGTGATCCCGGTGTCCGATCCTAACTCGGCCACGATGGCGCAGAAGGTTGTGCAGTACCAGGCGGTGATGCAAATGGCGCAAGCCAACCCACAGATCTATGACATGGTGGAGTTGAACCGTCAGATGCTGGATGTTCTAGGCATTAAGAACATTGGCAAGCTGGTGCCGTCGGCAGAGGATCAGAAGCCGAAGGATCCTGTGTCAGAAAACATGGCCATCATCAATATGAAGCCGGTCAAGGCGTTCGTTTATCAGGACCATCAGGCGCATATTCAGGTACACACGTCGGCCATGCAGGATCCGAAGATTATGCAGGCGATCGGCCAGAACCCGCAGGCGCAGGCTATGCAGGCGGCGATGATGGCGCATATAGCTGAACATACGGCGTTTGAATATCGCAAGCAGATTGAAGAGATGCTGGGCGTTCCGTTACCAGAGATGGACAAAGAGCTGGCGCCGGAGATGGAAGTTGAAGTGTCTCGCATGATGGCTGCGGCGGCAGGCAAGTTGTTGCAGAAGGGTCAGGCAGAAGCTCAACAGCAGCAGGCTCAAGCAGCAGCGCAGGATCCGATTGTCCAGATGCAGCAGCAGGAACTGCAAATCAAGATGGAAGAACTCGAACTCAAGAAGCAAAAACTTGTGGTCGAGACAGCAGACAAGGCCGACCGTATGCGCTTGGAAGAAGAGCGTATTGCGGCTCAGAAAGAGATTGCCGGTATGCAGGTTGGCGCCAAAACCGCCAAGGACAAGGCAGATCTTGAGGCAAAGATGGAGCTAGAGGGGGTCAGACTTGGCTCGCAAATAGCTAAAGAAGCAGCAGCAATAGATCGTCCACAGTTACCAAGGCCGACAAAAGGCAGGGAGTAATGTATGGAAAAAACGCTGGAAATACTGCTGGAGCAGGTGCGGCAGAAGCGACACCAGATAGTTGAGGCCGTATCCACAAGCGCGGCCAAGGACTATGCAGAGTATCAAAAGCTCTGCGGGGAAATCCGAGGTTTGTCTATGGCCGAGGGTTACATTCTTGATTTAGCAAAACAAATGGAGTTTTCAGATGACTGAACTAGCCATCGCTACAGAAAGCGGTGAAGTATCCACTCTGCCTCAAACAGCAGATGAAAAGGCGAAGCAACTTCCAGAACCGACGGGTTACCACATTCTGGTAACGCTGCCAGAGAAGGAAGAAAAGTTTGAAAGCGGACTTATCAAAGCGGACACAACACTCCACTATGAACAAGTCTTGGCCACCGTGTTCTTTGTCGTAAAGATGGGGCCAGATTGCTACAAAGATGAGAAGCGGTTCCCAAATGGACCGTGGTGCAAGGAAGGGGATTTTATTCTCGCCCGTCCTAACACTGGAACCCGGCTAAAGATTCATGGCACCGAGTTCCGCCTAATCAACGATGACTGTGTGGAAGCCGTAGTCCAGGATCCTCGCGGCATTTCTAGGGCATAAGGAGAAACATAATGGCAGGTCAAATGCAGATGGATGAATTTGAGTTTCCTGATGAGAAAGAGCAGAAGGTAGAAGCTCAACAGGAAGATGATTTTGAGATTGAGATTGAGGACGATACGCCCGAGGTAGATCGTGGCCGACAGCCTTTACCCAAAGAGGTAGTTGAGCAGCTGGAAAAGGACGAGTTGGAAGAGTATTCCGACAACGTCAAGACCAAGCTGAAGCAGCTTAAGAAGGTATGGAATGACGAGCGCCGGGAAAAAGAGGCAGCGCTAAAAGAGCAGCAAGAGGCGATTGCTTATGCCAAGCGGATTCTTGAGGAGAATAATTCTCTCAAAAGCCGGCTTTCGAGAGGCGAGCAAAGCTTCATCAATACATATAAGAGTGCGGCAGAGCTGGAGCTGGATGCGGCCAAGCGTTCTTATAAGGAAGCCTATGACATGGGCGATCCTGACAAGTTGGTAGATGCTCAAGAACGGTTGAATGACGCGCAGTACAAAATGCGTCGGGCAAACGAATATGTGCCTACTTTACAACAACAAGAAACTGAGGTACAACGCGAGCCAGAAGTGCCGGTAGCTCGGCCTGATCCGAAGATGATGGCGTGGCAAGAGCGCAATCAATGGTTCGGTAAAGACCCTGAGATGACCAGTTTGGCATTAGGCTTACACCAAAAGCTTGTGTCGGAACATGGTCAGAGTTATCCGTCAACGGATGAATACTGGCAGAAGGTCGATGACACTATGCGTCGGCGCTTCCCAGAGGCATTTCCAGAGCAGCAGGAAACGCAGTCCCCAAACAGACAGCGTACAGAGAAAGCAGCGACGGTTGTAGCGCCCGCGACACGCACGACGGCCTCCAAAAAGGTCAAGTTGAAGCTGTCCACGGTAAACACAATCAAGAAATTGGGTATTACCCCAGAGGCTTACATCCGCGAAATGCAGAAATTGGAGGCCACAAATGGCTGATAAGACACCACGCAGTATTGAAACGAGAAACATGGCACAGCGACCCCAAGCATGGAGGCCGCCAGAGCTTTTGCCGGAACCGGACAAGCAGCCAGGTTTTGCGTACAGATGGATTAGGGTTTCTACTTTGAACACAGCCGATGCCCGCAACATCTCCGCCAAGCAGCGCGAGGGTTGGGAGCCGGTGAAGTTGGAAGAGCAACCCCAGTTTCAATTGATGGTAGACCCCAACAGTCGATTCAAAGACAACGTTGAGGTCGGCGGATTGTTGCTCTGCAAGACGCCTATAGAGTTTGTTGAACAGCGTAATGCTTACTATCAGAAGCAGGCTGAAGGCCAACTCTCGGCAGTGGACAACAATCTGATGCGTCAAAATGACCCTCGGATGCCTCTCTTTAAGGAATCGAAGTCTTCGGTTTCAAAGATGGGCTAACACTTTTTTGGAGTAAGACATGGCATATCCGACTGTATCGGCCCCCTACGGCCTACGTCCGGTGAACCTGATCGGCGGTCAGGTGTACGCTGGCTCTACTCGTCTGATGAAAATTGCTAGTGAATACAACACGAACATTTTCTATGGCGATGTAGTCAAGCTAGTGTCATCTGGTACTGTTGAGAAGGACACTGGTACTACGACTGCAACCCCTGTTGGCGTTTTCTTGGGCTGCACTTATACCAACCCAACCACCAAGCAAAAGCTGCAAGCTCAGTACTGGCCGGCTAACACCGTCGCTACTGACGCCTACGCTTATGTTGTGGACGATCCCGATATTCTGTTCAAAGTGGCTGCTGTTTCCGGCACGACTGTTGTGGCTTTCTACGCAC